GGCCAGCGCTCCGATCGGGAACGTCGCGACCTTCTCACCGCGCTCGTCGATCTGGAAGTAGGCCGCTTCCGGACTCCGGAAGACACCGTGCTTGTCCGCGTTCTTCTTGATCGTATCGCCCGCGACGGAGAAAAGCTCGAACGGCTCCGTGGAGCCTGATGTGTCGGATGCCTGCACGATCTCCATCGCGCCAGCGTCGTAGAGCAGGATGTCCTTGTGGAGCGACGATCGCAGACCGTCGAAGTCCTCGACGCCCCCGTTCGGATTGCCGATCAGTTCCTCGATCGCCGCCTTGTGCTTCTTCATCTCGTTCGTCGGATCCTTCTTCTTGTCGGTCATGATGAAGCGCACCGTCGGCTGGACGTCGACGATCCGCAGGATGATACGATCCACGATCGCACGCACCCACACGTTCGCCAGATACATCCTCTCCATCTCGGAGTAGGTCAGCCCTCGGTATAGAATCTTGTCGGGCACAGAGTCCGACGTCGAGAACTCCGCCGCTCCGACGACGCTTCTCTTGTCGGAATCGGAGGAGGCAGTTGCCTTACTGATCACCTTCAGGCCGATCCCCATCTACATCGCCCCCTACCCAAGTCTCTCGTTGATATATCCGATAACGTACAGGGCCGCCAGACAGACCAACGGCACGATCCACTCGCCATCAAGCGCTCTAGTAAATGCGATCCAGAGGAATCCGACGAGGGCCACTACAGTGATGAAGGAGAGCATCGCGCTCATGATGTCGTGCATGGCCTCCCAGAACGTGAGGAGTCCGACCTTGAGTCTGGCGAAGAAGCTGTGGAGCTTTCGGATCCGAGTCTCCTTGGCCATCGCCTTCTTCTTCACCTCAGACTCGGCCTTGATCCTCTTCGCTTCCTTCTTCTCCTCGCAGGTTGGACATGTGCAGTCCTTCCCGTGCCTGCCGGGAAACTGCTCAGCAACTGTCTTCTTGCCATCGACCCGCGAGCGTTTCTCTCTCTTCTCTTCGGCCATTGACCCCTCACATGCTCCCAAAGTATATGCCCGGCTGGAGCGGAATGTCGGGCACGATCTTCGATGCGATTGCCGCCGCGCAGTCAGCGACGTCCTTACTCCCTCTGTTGATCCCCTCCTCTTCCTGCCGTCGGTAGCTGTACTCTGGATGATCTACCTTACCGTTCCGCTCAAGTAACTCCCAGAGTTCACGGATCAGAGTCGGATGATGGTAGCCCTTGAAGAGGCCCTGATAGAGGAGCGACTTGAGTGTATCGTATGGAACGATGCTGGTGTCAACGCTTATTCTTTCGCAGGCGATCCCGTGGGACTGGATCTGCTGAACGCTGTCCTTGCTCTCGAAGCCATCATAGCTCACGAACGCGATGTTGAAGCCGAGTTGCTCCTTCAGCGTATAGATCAGGCTCCTGATATCGCCAAAGATGATCTCGCCTCCCGAAGGTGCAATGATCTGGAGGGCCAAGTCGATCTCTATGCCTTTGCTTGGCGCTTCAGGCTCACTGTCCATGTGAGCGGAAGCGTCCATGCCTAGCCGATGGAGTTCATCGACCGCCCCCTGATCAAGCGTCTGGAACATCGCCGCAGGATGCGCCAGCATAAAGCCAGCCGCGTCGCCACGCTTCGTCGTCTTGCCGAGCGCAAGATCCACATGCGCAACGTAGACCTTGTTCTCGATACCTCTGAACCAGTCATGGAAGACCAACGAGCCGATGCTCCGCACAGTCGTGTGACCGCCCACGATCGGATTCTCGTAGCCCTTCCCTACGATCTTAGTGATCGCCTCCTTGCGCCTGATGTAGCCCTCTTCCGAAAACTCGCCCTCGCATTCGTAAACCCGCCTTGCGTTCTCCGGATCGCGCACGTATTCATCCGCCAGATCCTCGCGGCTGATGTTGAGTCTGATCTCCCACGTTGCGCCCTTCGAGGTGAAGGTCTTCGGATCCTTCTTTCCGGCACGATACTGGATCACCATCAGATCGTTCGCGTGGTACTTGTAGGACAGGAGAACAAACTTGCCCAGCTTCGGGAATCGCGACTTGATGCTCGACCGGATCGCCTTGTAGAGCTTCATGCCTTCGACGATTGGGAAGGATCCGACCTCGTCCATGACCCCAAAGAGAATCGACATCCCCTCGCCTGAATAGCTCTCGCTGTTCAGGGAGTGGCACGTAATGCCAAACGGAAATCGGATCTCGGTCGACTGGATCCCCTTGCCTTCTTTCAGGTTCGTGCCGCGCTCCTCGAACCAGTTCTTGCCCGTCTTCGGATTGATGGCGTTCCTGACCGTGACCTTGAGTTTCTTGAAGAAGACGTCCTTGGCGAGCTTCGCGTTCACGCAGACGTTGACGAGATCGATCTGGTCGCCCTTGCCAATGCCAAGAAACGCCTGCGGATCGTGCAGGCAGAGAAGACGATAGACAATGTAGGTCATGATCTTCGCAACCGTCAGATCCTTACCGGATCCTTTGCCCCAAAAGCAGTCGCCCTCGAAGAACGTCTCGTCCCAGACGAGCGGATCGTCGCCCAAGAGCGCATCGCAGAGTTCCTGCTGTTTCGGGAAGAGCGGCTCGCCGATGAACGTCTCGAAGAACTCACGTGATGTCACAGGCTTGACGCGCCAGAGATCGTCCTGCCCGTCGGGGATGTCGCCGAAGATGCGTGCAAGCTCGACCTGCGCTACCTTCCGGATGTCAGGTGCGTTCCTGTCACTCGCTGTGTACATCGAGTTCCTCGTAGATGTGGATCGGCGGCTTCGCCCATTCGTCACGCGGGAACGGGCCAAGCAGAACACACTTGATCCAGCCACAGTCCTGACCATCGCGCACTGTCACAGGGCGCCCTCTGATCAGGTAATCGTCAGGGCCTTTCTTCCGCTTCGGAGGGAAGAGAGAATCCAGCAGGCCCTTTACGATATTGTCAGGATCTCCGTAGCGCAAGCCTCTGAACTGCATCTGGCAGTCGAGGAAGAACTGGTGGCGCTCCGCCGCGATTAGCGGCCAGATCTCCTGAATCAGATGGCGCTCTTCTTCGCGTGAGAGCGACCGCAGGACGTGCGACTTGAATCCAACATAGCGAGCGTACTGCGTCGGCTTCCCCGACTTCGTTCTTAGCCTATGCTTCGCTCTCGCCGTTGTCCTCGTGTACGGGATCGGATTGCCTGACGGATCCTCTTGGTTACCGAGGATCTCGAACTTCAGGAGTATCACCCCTCGGCCACCGCCTTCGCTCTGATCTGGTTGAACATCTCGATGTGTTTGCACTTGCCATTCCAGAAGAACGAGTTGCAGTTGCAGACCAGAACCTCTGCCCCGCACTCACCGCAGGCACGGTGATGAATGCCGTACTGCTTGTCAGTCTCGACCTTGGCCATGTACCAATACGTCTTCCCGTCCTTGCCATGCTTTTCTGTCAGTACGTAGACCACTCCCGGCTCAGGAGAGATCTGCCCGTGGATGATTGCCATCTTGCCTCCCTACTTCACAAGCGTGTGTTCGCGCACGGTCTTCCGCAGTTCCTCGCGCAGATCGTTCGCCGTCTCATAGTCGCCGTCACTGTCAGCGGCAACGATGTCGGTGCGAAGTTGTGCGACCTTCGCCATGCGCCCCTTCATCCGTTCCCTAGTCGTCGTCCTCGTCACGCGTTCCACATGCAACCTCCAGATCACAGACCCTTGGTGTGAAGCTGTAGTCCTCTGACAGCTTCTTGAGTTTCAGGTACATCTCGATCGCGATAGACAGTTCATCCATCACCAGAGCGGGAATCGTCTCGCTGGGGGGGAGGAGAGAGGAGAAGTGTTTCTCTTTCGGTCTGAATACGCTGGCGGGATCCGGCTCAGCGAACTGTGGGATCATCAGCATGGCCTTCATGCTCCGGAGGACTTCCGCGAAGTGTGTCCCGTCGCCATCACTGGTGTCGATCACGCGCCACTTCATGAACCTCGCCTCATCCGTCAGATCGTCGAAGCCTTGCAGGAAGTAGAGCGCTCTCGCATTGTGATAGAGCCACATATCGATAGCCTCAGCGAAGGGCATACCGTGTGCCTTGGCCAGAGACTGAATGACCTGCATCGGATGACGCAGGACGTAGAGGATATGGATGTCGAGAGGATCATAGAGTTCAAGTGCTTGGGTGTGCCAGATTGGCGCCATGTAGCAAAGCCGAGGATCCTTGATTACGCTCACGGGGTGACGTGAGAAGTCGCCTCGAAGGACGGTCAGGATGTCATCTCGGAACGGCACAGACACTAACGGCATCGATCTGGTCGTGCGCCACGTCATATCCGACGCCGTGAGAATCCGTTCGTTCAGACGATAGACACGCTTCGACTCAAAGAAGCCGGGGCGGTTGAGCGAACCGCCCCGCAAGAGATGTTCCGGCTCCGCAATGAATCCGCCAAACGCCTTCGCAACCATGCTCGCAACGAAGCTCGTCAGCGAGCGGTGCATCCCTATGATGAAGATGAGTTTGTTGGCCACACGTCCGCCCCTTTCGCGTGGCCAGTATAGGAATAGACTACTGCGGTGTCGAGGGGCTTTCTTCCTTCTGGAGAATCTCTTCCACCAGCGCTTTGACCTTGTCCTTATCCGCCAGCCCCTGCTCAACGAGCGAGTTCAGTGTGCGATCAAGTTCTTCGCCTGCACCCTTAAGGGCAACCTTGACCGCCCGCGCACGCTCCAGCGACATGGTTACCCGCACTATCGAGCGCCTGTTCTCTGCGATCTGCTCGGCGAACGTCCGCTCTACAGATGCTTCATGTTTCTTTTCCATTTCACCTCCCTAAGGACGACAGTCAATCGGGCCGATAGCCAACAGGTCAGGCTGAGACAACGCATCTGCCTGCTCGACCAGACTCAATGGTCTAGCGCAGAAGCCATTGCCGAACTCGATGTGCGGAGTGTTGACTCCACGCCTGCACCGGACAAAGAAGTGCACCTCTACGTCAGTAATCTCCTCGATGTGTCGCGCCTCATCCTCATCTATCAGACCGTGGCTGATCAGCATCTCGATCCCGACCTCCTGACGTGGCGCCGCCGCATAGAAGATCCAGTCTGTCGTTCTGATCCTGAAGACCTTCATCTGCCTCCTGACATTCAACAACACGGAGGCCGCCGCGAAGCTCGTCGCAGATCCTTTCCTGCACCAGAGCGTTCCGTCATGCGACGGCTCCCCGTGTTGCGTATCTTAGAACCGTGGGGCGACACGTGCAACCGCGCCGCCCCACTCCCCCACCGCTCTCCGCCGTCCCGATCTGCCTCAGACCGGACATCTCTCCCACCACAGTAGCACCATGGCTGTGACCGTGACAGCGATCCGCGAGCAAGGGTCTACCATTCTCCGTTAACAACGAGCCAGATCCAGATGTCGATAAGTTCGATCAGGCTACATTCGCCATCATCTGGGCCTTCGTCCGTCGCGCTGGCAACCTCATTCCCGATCGGGATCGGAAGCGCTCCGGCGATCGGAGCGGCCAGCAGGGCGAAGATCATCAGGCTCAGGACGATCCAGCGTATACCTCGCAACGTCGTCCTCCTTTCGTGTGGGACAGGATCACATCCCCGTCCTGCCTACATCGCGTCCCAGTTGTCGTCATCACCGACCGACATGAGACATGCGAGTATCCGCAGAAGAACCTGCATCGCATCACTCCCCTCTGAGCATCTCTACTCTCTTTGGAGGAACGTAGCCCCACTTGCCACCTGATGGCAGAGAGCCACGAGCGAACCGAACTGCGGCAAGAAAGCCCCCGTGGCGCGAGCGACCGTACCGCGATGGCCCCGCCGTCAGTCCGACGACCTCGTTGGTCGTTACGAATATCTGCGTTTCCTTGTAGCCGTCAGCGAAGATCAGTTCCTCACTGACCACACGCGATCCATCCTCGTAGACGAACGCAAGCCGAGTATTCTCGTCGAACATCAGGCTGGCGTTTTCTCCGACATCGAAGAGACACCAGACGTAGTCATCGATATTCTCGGCCATATAGACGTGCATGAGCCAGCCGCCTCGCCGCACGGCCTCCTGCTCGTTGGAGTCCCTATTGCCCAGCCAGAACTCTTCCGAGATGACCTTGCCGCGAAGACGGATAGCCCCTCCGCCCTCCATGTCCTGCACGAGTGCATACCCACGTGCGCTGGCACAAGCCGCAAGCAGGATCAGTCCGCCTATGATTAGGATATTTTTCATCTCGCTCCTACATACAACGAGGCGACGTTGAACGTGCCTCGGAATCTACCTCGCTGACGATTCCAGATACTCGAAGTGCGTCCAGCTATTGCCAGTTGCATCAGGATTCGCTTCGATGCCGATCCTGACCCCATCGTTCGGCTCGATCGCCATGTCGTATGAACCACGCCACGTCAGCCCCGGCTCGACCGTGATCCGTCCCGTCTCCACCCACGGATCGTCGCCGAACTTCTGCTGGAGAACGTAGATCTCTGGCACCGTCGAATCGTTCACGAGAGTGATGCGATGGACGAACAGCGCCTTCGTTGCCGTGATCGAGAACATGACCACAGGCGCCGACGTAGGATTCGCGATCGGCCCGACAGAATAGACGTTCGTGGCACCTGTAATGGTCGCCAGCCACTTGAGGAGAGTAGAGTTGTCAGCCAAGTGGATCAGCCTCCTTGGTTATTCGCCCTTAGTTACGATCTCATGCTCTCCCGGCTCCAGATCGAACTCGACGGTGCCAATTGCATTGACCGACACCGTGTGACGTCCAGCCTCAAAGATCGCGAACTCGAATTCAACGATACCGAGCGAGTCGGATTCTGCGGTTGCCATCTGCACACCGTCGATCGAAAGGCAGAACTGCACGAGAGGATTCTCCATGTTCGCCCAGAGGTAGAAGAGCAGTAGCACACAACCGATATTGAACCAATGACCAGACCGAATCGCAACCACTTTCTCTACTCCAGATCGCAAGGCGGGTAGATCGCCTGCCCCTCAGGAGTCCAGACTGGCGAAGAAAGCGGCACGCCCATGATCTCGCGTGCCGCACAGATTTCCATCGGATCCTTCATGTCGTAGATCGCAAAGCACTCTACGTGTCCCCCCTCCGTTGGCTGATCAGGCCAGCCGACACACATCTGACCGTACGGATGATACTCGATCCAGTTGACCAGATACTTCCCCGGCTCCTCGCCTGTCGGTGGCTCTTCCGAGTAGAACGCCACGATCTTCTGAGCGTCCAGACAGCAAGTCATCATCGGAGTGACCGACGAACATCCCGCAAGCACGACGAGGATCAGCGCCGCCGCCATCAGCATGCGTTTTCTCATACCAGTCCCAGATCCCTTTCCCTACGGCCACGATCAGGACGCGTAGTCTCCCAGACGTGGTAGACCTCACTCACCCCAAATGCAATCGCGCCGATATACTTCTCCGCCGTCTCCGCCTCGAACTCAACCCCGCCCATGACGACTCGCAGATGCCGCAGGTTCGACGGACATTCCTGTATAGCAGGTTCGAGAACGTAGATCGCGATCCCGTTCGGGCCGCGCCCTACTCCGAGGATCTCAGATCCGGTCTTTATGTCCAGCCGAATCGTATCCGCCATTGTCACCATCACCGCTCTGACGATCTTCTTCATCGCCCCTCCACTTTGACTGGCCGATTCGATTCCGCCCTCACGTCCGCCTTCATGTAGCCCTCAACGGCCAGCACCGCCGACCACAGCAAGACGTGGACGACGATCAGAATTGCAAGAATCTTCTGCGCGTCAAGCGGCCGTGCCTGCCGCAACTAGCGCCTCCTTAGCCTCCAGAGGATTGGGAACCGCAGACTCGTCGAGGATCTCGAACATGTGCCATGCGTCCTGACGCTCTTCCTTCCAGTAGCTCCCGATATGCTGAAGGCGACATGCCTCAAACGGCACAACCTCATCCGTCGGCAACACGACAAAGCGACGGATCTCCTTCGGCCATGTCGGCTCCACGCATCCGATTGCCCAGAAGCACGGCCCTCCCGCCTTATGACCCACACCAAATATCTGGGCCGCCACCGGAAGTTCGACCGCGATCGCCTGTCGCGCCACAGGTGCCAGCTTATACTTCTTGATCATATGCCGAGGACGGTCGATCCCCTTACTATCCTGCATCATTGCCTCCAGCTTCAGCCTCAACGCGGATCGCCGTCTCGATCTTCTCTAACTGTGACTGGAGCGGAGTCATCTCCTGCACTCCCGCCTCCATCTGCGTCCGGTTCTTCGCGACTTCAGCGGCGAGGCCTGACGCTCTCTGCTCCAGCAACAGCACCGTCTCCCTGCGCCGCTGGATCTGCGCCCGCAGATCCTCCGCCTGTGCAAGCAACTCCTTCATCGAACCTCCGTGTGTTGGGCTGACGAGTCGATCGGACTGCCGAGAGGTGCCGACGGGCTATCGAGGTGCCCATTTCCCTGAGTCTCGGATTTCGCGGAGTCTTGATCCTTGACCTCTACGAATCTGAGTTCTATCGCTTGAGTCATAAGCCCTAGTCTCTTCAGCGCTCAGGCTTGAACTCTACATCGCTTCCCGTCCGCTCTAACCATTTGAGCTATCCCCCCCGCATTTTTGGGGGGAGAAAGAATCGAACTTTCGACAAGACGGTTGCTCGCTTGATCCGCATTTCAAGTGCGATAGCGATAGTGCCAGTGCCACTGGCTAGGCCTCGATCTTCGCCGATCTTCGTCCGACCGACTCTTCCCAGTTCGCTATTCGGGGATCTCGATCGTTGTCCTGACGTTGGCCTCGGTCAGGGCGATGTCGATCTCTTCATCGAACGTATCGATCTTGTCGTCGAGTTCCCTGATCTTCTTGTCGATGCCCAGCGGATCGAGGAGCCGCGCCTCGTTCAAGTCCATGAACGGCCCCGCGATCGCCTTGTACCGCTTAGGATCGATGTCGTCCGATGAGTCCTGACCATACGTCTGCTGAACGATCGAGTCAAGCCGCGCCTTCAGCGGCGCGTTCTCGTCCTTCTGCCACGCCAGAACCGCCGCCTGCTCGGTTCTGAGCTTCATCAGAAGCGCCTTCTCGTGCTTGATCGAGATCTTACGCTCAATCGCCTCGGCGATCGTCATCTCCTCGCCGCCGACCTTGACCTCCGTGGTCGCGTTCGCAAGGACGATCTGTGCCTTGATCACGCGCCTGTTCTTGATCAGCGTCTCAACGCTCACGAGATCCGCCGCCGCGTTCGTCTCATACTCTTCTTTCGGCACGGTCATGTGCGGGATCTTCCCGTCTACCGTCACCGTGATCGGATCGAGCTTATTGATCTTCTTGTCGATCCGCGCCGTGATGCGCTTCAACTGAACCAGCGCCTCTGCCAATGTGATCGTTCTCACTTCGCCTCCCCTCAGGTTGAACTCCGCTATCCTATCTGTACGACCTCGTGGCTCATGACTCCTATCTTCATCATCTTCCCACGTGTAGGTTCGAGATCGATCTCGATCTTCAGATGCTTACCGAGATGCGAAGCCCCTGCCTCCAACTGGAGTTGATCCAGCCGCGACTTCACGTAGATCGTATCGCCGTCCGACACTTCAGCCAGAAGTAACGACACCTCCTGCAACCACTCCGGCAGAACGTGCGCATTCAGAGAACGCCCGAGGATCCACGCATCGTTGCCGCTACTTGTCCGATTCGGGACGCTCATTGTTTCCCCTTGGCCACTTCTTCCCCGTTCTGCGTTCCCATTCGAGGATGTAGAACGCACGAATGTTACCGACGCTGGCGCCATCTGATGGATACTCTGTTAGGTCATCGAGCATGTCATTGCCAATTGCGATCTGCTCCAGTTCCTCATGCGTCGCGTCGAGCATCGCGTCGTGGCGTCCCGGCTTTATCTTGATGGTAGTCAAGTCGCGATCGCCGGAAGGAGGGAAAGCCATCCCTTGCGTGGCCGCATCGAACGTCCGACGCGCTTCGACCAGATGAATGCCCATGTGGATCATGGCCTCTCCGATCGCTTCCATGTCACACGCTGGCTCCACGAGCAGAACCTCACCGCGATGGATCGCACTGAAGATCTCACGTGCCATGAAGTCGGCAATCCAGATCCAGTAGCTATCAGGCCTCTTCTGAGTTGCCTCTGGCTGATAGATCGGGATCTTGCGATAGCCTCCGGCCTTGATCCAGTTCAGGATATAGCCGCGCAGGATCTCCTCTTCCATCGTGTAGCGGTCACTACTCATCTGTGATCTCATGTCCCTTCCGCCACTTGCCGAACACCTGAAGGACGTCCATCCAGTCGTACTTGTGATCTTCCGCGAAGACGACGAGATCGCTCAGGTCACGATCGTTCGCGACGTTCATGACTTCGCGTCTGCTGACCATGTTCGCTCCGCCACTCGCCCGCACCTTCTCCAACTGACAAAGGACAGTCTCTTCGATCTGGATCTCCATCGCTTCCTCCTGCCACTAGATACAACCGGAACGCACAGAGTGTGCCTGCTCAACCTCGATGAATGCAAGCTAGATCAGGCCGAGACTCCTCATCTGCGCGACCCAGTTCGTGCGCTTCAGAATGCGCCCCATCGTCATATTGACGCTATCGCCCTGCGCCCGCACGAACGGGATCCTGCCAAACTGTGCCAGCATCTTCCTCTTCTCGAAGATCCCGAAGACGGCCGTCACGTCGGCATCGCCTTTCACACTGATCGTCTCCTTGGCCGCCAGCGCCTTCCTGAGACACTCTTCGACAGCCACATCCCAATCATGCACGTTCGCCATTTCAGCACGCGACGGCCCAATCTCGAACTCGCCAGAGAACCTCCCGTGCCACCAGATCGACTCGCTCATCGCTCCTCCTCTACTACAGTGCCTTCGGGATTCCAGCGAACAGCCTAACTCGATCGCCGGGATCTGTTTCTTCTGCCACAACGCACTGTGCCAGCTTCAGCGCCGCTTCCTTCGCGTCCTTCGCGCGTCCTTCCTCAACCTCGAAGACGAGCGTATGAGTGATCTCAACCTCGACCTTGACCTCGAACCTCATGGCTTTCTCCTGAGCTTCTCGATCAGAAGATCCCGCGCCTCGTCTCGATCGATCTCGCCGCGAGAGACTGCCGAGATCACCTCGCGGGCGTCGCCCAGCGTGACCTTCTTCCCTCGCCCCGTCCGGAGCCTACAGATCGTCTCCAAGAACGTGATGATCTTCGCCGCGTGCGTCGCCTGCCTGAATGCCTCTCTCGGAACGTCCTCCACCGATCACCTCCTGTGTTTCACGTGGAACATCAGTCGTCCTCGAACAGACCCAGTGACCTCTGAACCGCCGACATGATCGCACCTGCGTCACCGCGCTCCTCAACCGTCTGCGTTGTCTGCCACGCACCGCCGCAAGCGATGATCTGCACCTTCGTCGGATCGCCCTTCTCCAGTCCGATCGAGAAGGTCGTTACTTCGCCCGATGCGATCAGGTTGATCAGCCTCGCCATCATCAGCACGGCTCGCCTCCGTTCGGGCACCACTCAGGCGGCGGTATCATTCGATAGAGCGGCCTGCTTGCGAGGATGCAGAGGAAGAGTCGCCCAAGGATCAGGTTGTTCCAGCGACAGCGCATGCAGGAGGCAGGCAACGGCCCCGGCTCCTGCGTCGGGATCCGTCTACTCATCATGGTCATGCCTCTCTCTGAGTGTCCATGATCCCCTCCTCTTCTACATACAACTGACCGTCAGTAACTGTGCCTCACTATCGGGCGTTGTTCCGCCTGATCGCTTCCTTCTCCGTCAGAGGGCGCCGCCTGAGCGGCGCCCCGTTGTGATCTCCTAGAGCATACCCAGCTGGGCAGTCTTCCAGTTGCCACGGCTGTTCTGATACTCGACCTCGCCGTCCTTCACGCGCATCACGTAGATCCGATCGTTGCGACGAACCGCGAAGTGAACCGTCTCGACGACCTCGTAGTAGGGCAGATCGCTCTCGACCATGCCGTCCATCTCGACGCTTCCTTCGTTCCACTCGCTGAGCGGCACGCCGTACTCGCCGTTCCGCACCATGTCGATCAGGCCAGTCTCGACGACCTGCGCCACGCTCGCCGTCGTCGCCATCGTGCCAGTGACCTCGATCTCGTCCGTGCCCAGCGTCCGCGTCTCGACCATGACGACGCGCTCTTCGTTCTTCCGCTCACCGTCGATGACCCTCACGCAGATCGCGGTGCATCCGTAGTTGTTGTCGATCCTGCGAGTCTCTTCTACTGCATCGCCGTTCAGGTAGGTCACTTCGCCGTTGGTGAAGGTCGCTTCATTCATCGTCTCTTCCTCCGTCGTTCTGGTGATCCTTCTCTTCTCGCTCACGGCTATTAGTAGCGCAAGCCACGTGCCAGAATGTGTGTAACAGAGCCGCAATCGTCAGGAGACCGAATAAGGCTCTCTGAGGCCCTCGCAGGCGCATATGGACAAAGACGCCCTCGCGGGCGCGTACGTGCGCGAGTGCGTCGTGGCGTCCAATCGGCTCGGCGCTGATCCAGTCGGTCGGTCTGTTCAGGGCTGGCTTCATGACTATCTCCATTCTGGCCTTTGCCTACCACGAGATCTCGGTGAAGATATGGAAGCCGTTCTCGAACTGATAGCCAAAGTAGAACTTCTTGCCTTTGGGCTTACGAACTACCAGTGAAGCAATCCTCTTATTCTCGCGCATCTCGCGTGCTACGTTCTGACGTCCCGCGCACTCATGATCATCAGGAGTCTCAACCTTCTCGACGATGTAGAGGTCACCGTTCTGACTCCGGATCTTGTCTCTCTCTTCTGCAATGATCGTTAGCTGCTTCATCTTCTCTTCCTCCGCTGGGGCCTCCGTTGTCACTCTCTGGCTCCTTGTAGTGCAAGGCCTGTGCCAGAAAGTAAGTGACAGGAAGCAAAAGAAAGCGCCCTACATAGGGCGCTTTCTCGGAGGAAGTGCTTTCTTTTCGACGTGCGTAATGCGTTCTGCACGTTGCGTCGTGCAGATCAGAGGCCTTTGCGAAGCTCCTTCAGCCTCATGATGCTAGGGCCGTCGAGACGGGCCTCATCGATCCGATTGTGCTTCGCCATAGCCGCCGCGATCTTGGCCAGTCCGGATCCAATGTCGTCGCTGGTTGGCCTCGGCCCAATGCTCTTGAGGATGTGCGTCACGCACTTCTTCATCGCGGTTATCCGCACGTCCTGCCAAACTTCATTGAAGATACGCCCGTCGATATACCCTTGTCTCTCAAACTCCTCACGGAAGATGTCATCGAGTTCCTCGTGGAGCAGTTTGTCACTCATTTCGATAGCTCCTTCAGGTCAGCGCGATCGGCGTTCGATACGCTCAGCGAGCATCGCCTTCTGAACTCTAGTGAGCTTGACCTCTTCGATCTCAAGGCGCTCGCGCTCGATCTTGTTCCGCTCGATCAGGGCGCCTGCTATCTGAGCCAGCCCATCAGCGATCAGGAAGAGCGGCTTCACGCCACTCTCACTCAAGGTCAGAATGACTTGGGCCATCGCCGGATCTCCATCTGCTGAGGCTTCAACTGCTCGGCTCGACACCGTCGGCACATACGCCGCCACGTGTACGTGAACAGAGTATGGGTCTGGGCCTCAGGGCACGGAATCTCCGACTTCGACTTTTCGAGGATCCACGCACCCCAACGGTGCCAACCGATCCGACAGCGCCAGTTCGTCATCGCCGCCGCTCCTTGATCTCTGCCGCCTCGTCGATCACATGGCGACCGAGGCGTTTGCTCAGCTTCAGGAGCCGTGACATGACCTCGCCGCTACTATCGCCGACGACCTTCTGGATCTCCATCAGTTCTTCCATCGCGCCGACGACGATCGGGATCGCCTGTACGGCCTCGTCCTCACGCTTCGGCATCTGGGCGTCAAGCATTGCGAGGAGCCGGCCGAACGCTTTCTTCGTCGCTGAATTCGGCGGCGCGACGTTCGCGCCGCTCTCCTTAAGCGACCTTCGCCAGACATCGCCCATCATCTCGACCAGCGCCGCTTCTGTCAGCGACGGATCGCCTACTTGGCGCCGCTTCAGATGCAGAATCCCCGCCTCCTCCGCCCACTCGCGGAGAGAGTTCGCCATTGCACGCGCCGTCTTCGCAATCGGATGATCGACCTGCAGATACTCCTGCGCGAGGTTCAGCGTCGCAATGTCGAGCGCTTCGTCCAGCGTCGCCGCCCTATCAAGTTGCCTGATCACTCAGACTCCTTCAGTTCGATCCCCAGAGCCTTGAGGATCCCGTCGACAATCGCCGCCTTATAGACCACGATCCGAACCTGCTCGATCGTGTTCGGATGGCCAACAGCCGCCACATCGGCGTACTCGATCCGGATGGCATCAGCAGGAATCGCGTCTTCCAGCGTCTCCTTGCTCATCACGATCGGGAGCACCATGTCGCCGCTGTCGTCGTAGAGCCACTTCTGAAGCGTATCGTCGTAGTGGATCGGACGTCCGTTCCTCTTACTTCTTGCTACCATGATCATCTCCTTTGGTCGAAACCGCTCCATCATCTCAGGGAGCGACACCGAACGGACAAGGCGAGTGACCAGAAGCGCCAGCCCTGCCGATCCTAAGATTATGCCCGCACATCCTACTGAAGTCATGACCCCTCTACCTCACGTAGCGCGCGCCGTCAAGTTGCTTCGTTGTAGTCCCGCTCCTCGCCGGGCAGGAGCCGTCGGATCCTAAGTGACATCAGCCCTCCTTCCTGATGTAGATCGCAACCGTCTTCCCGTCCAGTGCCGCCTCCTACCTGAGATCGCCTAGAGTGACAACTGGGATCCCGTTCCCGTCGATCGGAACGAAGACAAACGTCGTGTTCTCGGATCCTGCCAGTCCCTTCATCATCTCCGTCGCGTTCCAGCGGAGGTAGGCAGGCGTAAGGTCGCGCTTGATGATCTTCTGTGCCGCCGCGATACCGCCAGCGTCGATCACGCGCTTCAGTGAGTCCTCGCGGGCCTTGCCGACGACGAACTCCATAGCCTCCTCGTCCTGCTGAGCCACGAGCTTGCGCGTTACGGAGGCATCGAGATCCGGAGGCAGGTCGATGTTCCGGAGCAGGACTTCTTCACCGATCACACCGCGAGGCCCACACCGTGCCCTCATCAGTTCCTCGATCTTCTGCACGAACTCCACCCGCGTCTCGGAGCAGATCTGCTTCGTATCGAAGAAGACGGCCGCATCGCGGATCGACGTCCTGATCGCCGGACGGATGATGTCCTCGATATACTCCGTGCCGAGTGCGCGATAGACGTCGTCGGCATGATCCTTCTGGAGCTTGAACAGCGCTGTGAGATCCAGTGCGAGGCTCATGCGCTCGCTTGTCAGGATATCGATACTGTCGTTGCCCTGCTTCTGGCCTTCCTCTGGCACAATCGACATCGTGTAGCTCTGTGTCCTGATCGACATCGGGATCGGCTTCGCGAAGATACCCTTCAGTCGCAGGCCAGAGGACAGTTCGTCCTCGGCGACCTGACCAAACGTATCCAGCACCGCGACGTGGCCAGCACGCACAATCGTGATCGGGCGCAGGTTAATCAGCAGGATCATCAGCACCAGCGCTCCGATGCTGAACAACCAGATCTTCTTCGCGTCCGGAACGACCTTGTCGTACTGGCTGCCGTCGCGCCGTTCCATTCGCGCTGTCTTCGTGAACATACCCATCTGCTACCTCCTTGATGTTTGCTCCATCTCTATGTGCCAGAGCTTATACTCCCACGTCCGATCCTGCACCGGGCGGTTGGCCTCGGCAAGGATCTTCAGCCACTCCAACTCGCGCTGCATCCTCGCATCGATCGCGAACAGGATCAGCTTCAGACCGCCTGCCACAACCGCAAGTGCCACGAGGATCACGAGCCATCTCATGCCGAAGGTCACCTCCTACTTCGACTCGCTAACAAACCTGATAGTGACTCCTATCGCCGCGAAGATGGCACGCATCTTCGTCCGCTCGTTGTCTTTCACTTCGTCAGGTGCCTCGATCCACGGCGTTGCGTGATCTATCGCCCACGATACCTCTACGGCCCGCTCGAAGACTCCAATATCTACCCTAACCCTTGCCATCTCACTCTGCCCCCCCCCTCTCTCTCCTCTGGCGTGCGGGACGCTGTAGCACTACGCCCCGCACACGCTATATGCCTGCTTACCTGCCAGTACACCCCAGTAAAAACAGGCGCAGGCCCACACTCCTACATACAACGGGGAGGCACTAACTGTGCCTCCCCGTGTCTCCCCGTGAATCGGCTCATTTGGCGGGCTTAAGGTCTTCCAGTACCGCCGCCGCTACCGCCGCCGCGTCCACCGCCGCTACCGCCGGTTGTGCAACCGCCAGTGTTCTGGCCACTCCGGCCTCCGCCTGTGCCAGTTCCGCCGCCACGACCATCCTGCGGACGAGGTGCGCCTCGCTTTGCCATTGTTCTCTCCTTGTCTGAATTAAGATCCCGCCGTTTCCTGTCACCGCCCGCCCTGATCCTGAACCTGCACCGGGAGCAGGGCTTCACCTGCTACGCTGTTTGGTCGCGTTCCCGTTGCCGAAGCTCAGATCCAAGCCGCCGATCATTACGCCTTGCTCGAACTCCTGCGTGTCGAAGTCGTACCGCGTATATAGCCCCACGTTCAGACCGAAGTGTTTCGCCCACGGAGTGTCCACGCCGAAGTCCTTCAGCGTTCCGACGTGGTAGGTTATCCCGCCAACGGCCGCTACGATACCCTTCGCATCTGTGCTCTCGTCTACGTCGAACTCGGCACCAACTACGCCTGTCAACTCGCGGTAGCCGCCCACAGGCACAGCCAGATACGGTGCCCAACTCTCGCCGTCGAAGTTCCATAGCCCGCCGCCTTGCGCCTCTGCAAGGCCATACCAGTCGTCAGGCACGTCCTTTGCCACGACCTCGTCTGCGCCCGGTACAGGCGCCACGTCCTCCGCGATCGCGACTGTCGCCCACACAAGGACGATCAGCACGATCAGCGGCATGCAGAATAGTTTCCGCATGTCCATCCCCCCCCCCCTTCCGGCCGCTTCCGGCCAGATTACACCAGCACTATGCCGGTACTTCCGCTACGTCAGACCACTTGAGCTGATCTTCGTAGAACCACGCCTGCTCGCCACCTGCCATCAGAACGCAGTACCGATTGCCGCCTCTGTCGACCGCACACGTGTCGACGATGCCTTCGTCTCCGAACGGCGTGGTGACACCGTCGTCGATGTTGAATATGAACTCGACCTCGAACCGCTCTCCCATTTCTCACTCCCCTTTTGGCTCTGCGCTCCACCGATGGAACGCCTGCCGACATCCTACCACCTCACCCGCTCCGTGCAACTGCTTTCTCCCTCTGCTTGTGCGGCGGCAAGCACTTCTGGCGGGATATGTGTCATTAGGCTGTACCCGCCCGCTTCGCGCCCAAGAAGGAACACAGTGCACCTGTCGTCTTCCGCTATGTGAATGGTCCCGCCAGATTCATCTTCCATCGTTACTGTGGGGGTGTACGTCGCGCCGCATGCGGTCACGGCGGCGGTCAGCGCCCCGATGACACAGTACATCGTCCGCCTCCGTCCAGTAGTCTAGCATCGCCCAGAAGTCATGGTGGTACTCGTCGCCCAAGTCGGGCCACGTCATTTACTGTCTCCGTTCTGCGCAACCGCTTTCTCTGCACGTTCTATCGCCGCCAGAAACGGCTCCACGCAACGATCGCCAGCACGACGAGCGCAACGTCGAACAACAGCCGGCCAGGATCCGTGACGGTCAGCCCCATGAACTCACTCGTCATTGGTCATTCCTTCCGCGAGTCAGACACGTCGTCGCAGGACTAGCTCAACCTCGAACCATTCGTCGGAGTCGTCGGGAAGCGCGAGTGCGCGTTGGATGTTCCTTGCCTTGAGTCCACACCAGACGGTGCGACCCGCGAGAATGTTGATGTACGCTCGGCTGATCCCAGAGCGCCTCGGCTCGAACCGCAATGTCACAGCTGGGTCGGTGTAGGTCTTGACCTTGTGTCCCTCCGCCTCCGCCTCCGCCTCCGTCGCCCAGCGGTTCCGAACGTACTTCGCCACTCTATTCTGCGTCACCGCGCCGAGCCGCGACATCGCACGCTCGATGGCCCGAAGCCCCTTTATCTCTGGATCTAGCTTCTTGGTCATGTAGCTCTCCTCTTCTTAACCGGAAACAGCCGAATCTTCCGGCCGTCCCTCCGCTCCTCAACGCCGGGGATCTTCTTCGTCCCGATCCACTGCCGTAGACACGACCGCGCCGTCGCATCGCACAGGTAGTGGTGTTCCAGTGCCTCCACTACCTCACGCATCGTGCAACCGGGATGGAGGTGGACGTAGTCGTTGACGCCTCGGCACGTTGCCGCGAACGGTGTATGATACCCGCCGCCTGCCGATCCTGCCGGAGCCATCGTCTTCTGGGCCGCGTCGAGATACTGCCGGATCGGCCTCGGCGTCCTGCGGCACAGCCGAGGCGTGAGCGACCGCACAAGACCGACCACGTCGCACTCGATCACCCCGATGCCGTGATCATGAAGAACGCGCTCCGCAAACGTCCGGCTCCGGCTCTGCCGCGCCATCGGAACCGCGACGCTGACGAAACTGGCCCACCCATACCACTCCACCGCCTGTGCCATCACGTCAAGGCTCAGAGACGTCTTCACCTCCACGATCCATGTCAGTGCCCCCTGAACCGCGACGATGTCCGCCCTGCCGCTATACGGCCCCGTCGCGACCTCCTGATATACGTCCCAATGCTGGCCCTCAAGCCAGCCGATCGCTACCTCCGCCAGTGCCCGCTCCGAGGTGAAGCGCTCCATCACTCGCCCTTCGCTCTGGTGATGTGGATGCGGTCGCCGGGGTGAAGGTCCGTGAAGCTCCATTCCTCATCAGGGTCGGTGCTGTTCAACCAGCGAATGGAACCGTTGTCCCCGTCTGCCTGCGTTATCACCTCATCCACTACGACTCCGCCTGCTGCTGCGAGTGCTGCGTGGGCGACTTGACGCCATGCGTTTCTCTCGGACTCATCCAGCTTTCCCCATGGAAGGCCTGCGCGGAATCCGTTCTCTCCCCGGCTGACCAACCTCGCCACCTTCGCCGCCCGCTCCACGTCCTCTGCGGTGTAGACTACGCGACCTTGCGCACCGATGAGGGCGTCGAGGACAGGCGCGTATTTCTCCTGTGCCCAAACCGCACCCATTGAGAACCCTTCGTTGAGCGCGGCGGAC